TTTCTTTTGCTTCCAATGGTTGCAGGTTTTCCAGTGCCCAACATCTTTTAAAGTCAATATCTTCTGGAGTTTTAAAATTAAAAACTGCAATAGGAATAATATGATCTATGTGCCAATAATTTCCGTAGTAGTGTTATTCATTTGAGGAAAGAGCCTCCGCCTTGTCATCCTTGGTTGTTGATGTTCTTGGAGCATATATATCACCGCCATCGTACGGATTCATTTCTAATAACTCACGGCACTCGTTAGGATTCATTATCTCTTTCGTAATTGCCGTTGCAAAGCTGTCCATCTGCTCCTTGAAGCTCCCGCGTTGTAATCCCTGGGCGACAAACTTTGCATAATGGCTTCGCTTCTTGTTGTCCGGGATAAGGTCGCGTAATATCGCCTTCTCGATCCCCACCATCCACGGCATGAGCGCATAGACAACGAAACTGATCCCGAATTGCTCGGCGCTGGCGTATGTGGGCGTTTTGTCTTCTGACGACAGGATCGTCAGAGGCATCCCGAAGAATATGTCAACGATCTCGGCCTTTTGGTATTTTCTCAGTTCGATAAATTGAGAGTCTTTCGGGTCGATGGCAACCTTCTGATATTTCATGCCTTCCTGTAAGAGCATAAGGCGATGTGATTGACCAAGACCACTGTATGTTTCGGTTAATGCAGCCTGTAGATTCGAGTGACCTTCGGGCGAAAGTTTCCCTGGGTGCTCAACGATCATTCCGGGATGTGTCCCGCTTCCGAAATACCGCGCCCCGAATTCCTCAGAGGCAAGACTAAGTGCAACCGACTCGCGTATGTATTGGATCGGGTTGACTCCCATATATCCATTGAGCACCATCCCCCGGATGTGCATGACCTCAGACTGCGGCACTTCAGTCAGCGCGCCTGTGTCCGGGTAGCGTAGTATATAAGTAAGCCGATATTTTTTGTCCTGTTTGACTTCCGTGACAATTCCGGGGGCAAGGGGTATCAGCTCACGCACGGGGCCGGTCAGCGAAAGCCCCCTGTTTTTCAGGGCAAAGAAGTTTCCCCTCAGCGCAAGATGATTCATCGCCATGCCCCAAAATTCCGGGGCGGTCATCCATTCATTTGGTTGGTCATGCAACAAATAGTAAAGATCGTCATCGGTTGCCTTTATGCGATTGCGGCCATCAATTTTCATGAGGTGACAGGGGAGTGTTCCGATGGCGCGGGACAGAACATTGACACAGGAATACACCGTCGCCTGCCTCATGGCGGTATCGTTGGATACCGATACCCCAGATGCTGTTGACCCACCGCCAAAGACAGACAAGATCATCTTTTCAAGTTCTCTTGGTCCCATACCGACAGGACGCGGCAACCTACCAATTATACTCATTGCTTATCCCTCATCGCGTACCCGACCAACATAAGCAGGGTGCCGCAAACAGCGAAGGCCAACCACGGAAATACAAGGTGCAAGCCATAACCAAGCATTCCGAGGCCGCCGAAAAAGAGAAAGTCCTTAATGTTGAATATCTGTCTAACCCGATCCACAAGTCCCCCTCAAAAAGCCAGCAGGCTTAAAATTTCATCTTTGCTCATGCCATCGTAGGCCGATATGTCCGGCTCTCCTGCCAGATCACGGCTCTTTAATCCCAGTGCCATTGCCAAGGATACCGCGCCGTCGATGCGAAACCTGCTCTTACTCTTGTCGATTTTCCTGTTGCCCGCCGGATCGGACACCGCAAAGGCATTACTGATATTCCATGTAAGGCAGGGGTTGCCGTCATGCTGCAGCGAGGTTTCCAATACCGCAACTTCCAACGCCTCCACTGCCGGGGCCATGTCCCTGAATCCCTGCCCCCAGGGGATCATCCTGATACCGCCGGACATTGCCTTATCTTTACCCTCGATATAGGCGTCAATTCCCAGGTCGCCTAATGCCGCCAAAAGGTCGTCAATCCGGTAACGGTCGAACGCCAGTCCCTTGATTTCATATTCAACAGCTATTTTCCCGAGCCGGTCGGCCACCCATGAGTACTGTATCGCCCGGCCCGGTGTCGTTTCGATAATGCCCTGGTCACGCCATACCGTGTACGGCACCCGGTCACGGGCTTCGTGTTCCCGGATCGTGTCGTCAGGCTTCCAGAACCATGCCTTCACCCGGTCGCCGTCATTGGCCGATACACCGACAAGGGCCGTGAGGTCTGTCTTACCGGATAGGTCAAGAGCGAGATAGATTTCTTCGCCGGGGATAAGTTGTTCGCCGTCCGCCTTACACGCCATCCAGTCCGACCGTGTGATGAGTGGATTCTTTGCGTCAACTCGCTGGTTCAGGTAGAGATTTCTAAAAGCGGCCTCGAAGGACGGAAGCCTCTTTGCCCGTGCCGCCGCCGTCTGCATCTCTTCGAGGGATCGGAAGTCACCAAGGGCGGGATTTGCCATCTTCCATAATGCCGGATCGGTGAACACCTTCTCGTCGTCGGCGTCGTCGGGGACGGCGTACAGGTGGCATACCGTGGTCTTATCGTCACCCTTCAGGCCGTCGTCGATGAGTTGTGATAAAATGTGCTGCGGGTCGTTGCTCTGGGTGCTAATCACGATGAACAGGGGTTCCTCGCGGGCGGCCTGTGACGTATCTAGCGCGTCGTATAGTTCCCGGTTGGAAAGCTGTGCCAGCTCATCAAAAATTACGACCGAAGGATTATACCCATACTTGCTCGACGCCTCCGCAGATATGGCCCGGTACACAGAACCATTCGCGAGACATACCATCGTCTTTGTTGACTCGATGACCTTAATCATTGACATAAGTTCCGGATCGCTCTTCACGATTTGAGCGGCATACTTAAAGACAATCGCCGCCTGTTCCCGCTCAGTTGCCGCAGAATATATTTCACCATTCGCGATTGCCTCCGGGCCAACGAGGTGGACAAGGGCAAGGGCCGCCGTGATGAAGGACTTGCCGTTTTTCCTGCCCATGCTCAGGATCGCCCGGCGAACGTGCACCTTCCCGCTGTACACATCCCGGATGAAATCCTTCTCAAACTTCCTGAGTTTCACCGGCCCGCCTGAACCCTTCCCCGATGGGACGTTCAGGTTCTCAACAAACTTGATGATCCGCTTGACTCGCGCCGAATCAGCCATTTGCCTTCTTTCCGATAAGCCCCGCAAACTTCCCGCCTGCTTCATTGCTCTCAACAGCAATCTTCGCCCGTGCCGCCGGAGTCAAACCAAACTCTGAGGCATACCGCACCATGTCAGCCCGTGCCTTGTTCGCCGTGCCGACCAGTGTGTTCTGGACATAGTTTCCGTTTGATGTTTTATCGACGATGGCCGCCAGGGAACCGCCCTTCTCTGCCCGCCGGTTCATTTCCTCGGTCGCTACGCGCCACCAGCCGTATGCATCGCAGTAGGCGGCGAAGGACATAGCGTCGCCGTCGTTCAATATGCCCAGCCGATGCAGGCCGGCAGCAAGACGGTCCCACTCTTCCAGAGCATACCCGATCAGGTGCGGAGGCGGCGTGGGAAGGCCCGACGACATATCCGGTTCAACCGGGATTGGACGCTTGCCGGGATTGCCTTCCAAGATTCTAAGTTGTGTTGGTGTGCGCTTACGGCCCATAGATATTATTTATTTCGCCCATCCCCCAGCACCGCCGTCAAAAGCAGCTCTATGGCTTTTATTTGGGTATCCCGCTTGCGTGGAGCCAAGAGGGGGCGAAAATTCCCCTTCTACCTATGGGGAAAAGCGTGAAGGCTATTGGTATTTTTTGCGGGCGTTTTTGATGTGCGTCCTGATGCTATCGTTAGATATATTCAATAGATTGGATATGTCTTGCCTTGTCATCCCAAGAGCCAAGAACGTGAAGATTTCCCTTTCCCGTGGTGTGAGATGTATGGCCTGGCCGCCACTCCACGGACTTGCATAATCAGTATATCCCTGCTCAAGATTTCCCACCGGCACCTCCTTCTGACAGGACGTCAGTTTGTCAAGCTCCGCTTGCATCGCTTCACAGAGTTCCGTACAGGTATCCCGCTTTGGACAGTCTTTGCAGTTCATACACCACCCACAGCACGCGGACCAATAAGGCAAGGGCAAGCAGGATGATTAAGGGGCGCATTTATATACCCCACTCTAAGCCGTCAGATATCGGCTCAACGGTAATCTTCACTGTCTC